ATTAGAAAGTGTTCCACCTTTAGTTAGCAAGTGATTTGATGCTGTGAGCTCAATACCGTCAAAACCTACGTAAGAACTATTATTTGCTCTATTAAGAACATTAGCTGCTACAGTTTCTTTAAGCTGCTTCATACCTACGCCTAAACTTTCTGACATAGCACGAGCCACTTCTGGGTATTGATTGTCTTCCATTTGAACACGTGTTACAATGAAACCACGTCCATATTCAACGTGTGTGTATCGTTTCACACCACCTTGAGACATAGTGTCATAAGAAACGCCAGTTCCTTCTGGAATAACGGCTCCCATTCCGATGCCATTAATGTTAACATCTTCTTCGAAGTTTTTTACAGACTTTTTAATATCAAAAATCTTACTATACTCTTCCGGAAAACGATTATACATATTCCCGAACCATGTACGCACTCCTGGCATTAACGCCTTAGAGATTGCACCTGAATTAATTAGTGACGCCATTCTAGACCTCCGTTAAGTTAGTTGCAGAAGCATTTGCTTCAGTGTGTAGATTTGCTTTAACAACCCATCTAGCGTTCGCACCAACTTCATTGTCTTCAGCATGGAACAATCTTTCAATCCTGAATGTGTTGTCTGTTGCAATAGCTTCGGTGTCAAGTTCATATTTAGAACGACCTATTGTTGTATCTGCATCGATTGCTGCTACAGAATCTACATGCTCACCGATGTTAGCGATTACAATACCTGTAGCTCCGCCATTATCTTGAACGATAAATTCTTGTTTAGGACAATCTGCAACGGTTACATATCCAGTGTCTGCTGACGCTAAATACCCGTTTTGATTCAAATCAGCTACAACTGGGTCAATAGAAACTACGACTCCTGTTATTGCTGAACCTGTTGTTGCTCGAGTTATTTCTGGGTAGCCTTCAGGATCTGCAGAGTTGGTTAGCCGAATAACCGGATCGCCAACTGCTATAATTCCTGCAGTCGTACCTTTATAATAACGATGTACCCTATCAGGGTGCAAATTTAGAGGTGTAAAACCTCTAGGTGCATCTGTATTTGCCATTTCTTTTCCTTAATATGTTAATTATTATGAGAGATGTTTAAATCTCCATACGTATTTCCACCACCCATTGTTTTATCAAATGAGCGTTGTGTTTCATCAATCTCTGCTTGTTCAGCTGCTTGGTCTTCTTCATATAACTCTATAGGAATTTCCATTAGCACCGCTGTTTTACAAGGAGCATTGGGATCTTTATTTACGACTCTTCGTACGACACTTCCTGTCTGGCTTTCCACCTGAGACAACCCATCATGGGTTTGTAAGTTAGCGTCTTCCACTACATTCCATCCTGCCAATTCATATGACTCCACTCTTCCTATGTATTCATTAACCCATAGTCGTTTAAATCCTTCTCGATTCATCGCTACAAGTATGTTCTGTTTATGCATAGGCACCCTAGAAGGGCGTTTTTTTGCTCGTTTGCTTTCCGCTTTGGAAACACTCATTTTAATTCTCCATTCTTAATTAAATCTTGTATATAATTGTCAACTGACATTACATCCATTCTTTCAAAGTCTCTAGCCACCCTCTTCTGTTCTGAAGATAGGTCATTAAATGTTGGCTTACCTTTTCTTGTTCCTTTAGATTGCACTACATTATCACTTCCTGAAGCTACAGGACTTGCGACAGAGCTTTTTTGAAACTTATCGGGAAATTCTTTTACTAAATGATCCTCTAATAGTTTCATATGTTCTTCTGGTGGAAGATTTTTTCCTCCAATAAGGTTGTCTCGTTTAAACAACCACTCTTGCATTTGAACGTCTTCATAAGAAGTTCCTTCTATCCAATCTGCGTGCTTATCTTTAAATTCCACTACAGCAGGATGTAATACAACAGGTTCTTTTAATTCTTCTCTAGCTTGATTTAGCTCTTCCACTCTTTCGGCATCGCCTTCTTCAATAGCTAGAGCTCTTTCAGCTTCTAATTCGTTTTTAGCTCTCTCGTATGCAGATTTATTCACCTTATCCATATGAACTTTCATTTCGTCCACTGTTCGGAACAACTGCTTAATTTTTTTACTTTGGTCTGGAAACTTCTCCATTGCTACACGAATATACTCTTCAGCAGATTTCTCTCCTTTGTCGTTCCATCCATATTGTGCTGCCAGTCCTTCTACAGAGGAATCCTCGGCAGTTGCTTCTGAAACATCTTCTGTTAATACTTCTTCTGAGGTTTCTTTGGTTTCTTCGCTTCCTTGGTTTTCTTCTTGTACTTCGCCACTTTCATTCTCCACTACGTCAGGGGCTATACCTTCTGCCTCTAACATCTCTGTTATTCTATTTGCTTCTGCGTCCATTATTGCACTCCATCTTCTGGAAACACTGCTATCACATCTTGGTCGTTAATTATACGATGTACACTTTCTTCATCATCGTCTACGTTTTCCACCAAAATCCCACTATAACGATTTGTTAAAATACAATCGCCCACTTTACACCAAGCTTTCCCATCATCAAATGATTTAAAAGCAGTTTCGCCCATATGGACAACGTATGCTTCTGTCATTGATTCTTGTTCTGCGCTTAATTTCTTCTTATCTCTAACCTCTGTTATTATTCCACCTGCTGACACTTTCTCTAATGATCTGTCATCTAATGGTTTTAATTTAATTAGAATTCTATACCCTGCGGCTTCAACTTTCCTCTTCATTATTGTCATCCTCTATATCTATATATATTACACTCTCTAATCCGTCAATTTCTCCTTTCATTCGATTTAATCTTAATAAACCGTTTGGATCTCCGATTATACTACCTTCGGTCATTGACTCTTTTATCACTTCTACTGCTTCTTTCAACTTCTTGAACACTTCTTTGGTTATTGGATCATTCTTCCAATCTATAAAATCAAGCTTCTTTATCTCCATTTGATTTCTCCACTATTTGTCTTTCTTTCACTGCTGCTTCTCGTGACCTTAATGCCACATCTGCTTGGCTCTTATCTATCTCATGTAGAGCACTAATTTGTTTCATTTCTTGTTCTGACGTCATCTTATGAGCTGTTATATCTGTCTTGTTCTTATTATTAAGAGCGTCTTGTTCCATTTTCCATATACGAGCCATTGATTCTTGCACTCTAGACTGCGATTCTGCTAATTCTTGTTGTATCTTAGCTTGTTCCATAGCATTCTTCTCTGATGCTAATGTAGCTTCGGCTGAAATCTTAGCAATATCTGCTTTAAGTTTTTCTGTCTCTGCTTGCATCTTCACTGCTTCTGGTGGAGGAGGTGCATTAGGATCTGGTGCTGGTAGTAGTCGATCAATCAACTCTGAATCTAATTGCATAGATTGTAGAAGAAGCTTATCTGCTTCTCTAGGATCTGCTGTTCTCAACTGCTGTATAATACCTGCTCTTTGTATTCTTTGTGTCTCTGAAGAAACTGTAGGATCTGCTACAGGTACAATATCCATATCGTCTATTGCAAAATCCTTCTTAACGTTTGCTTCTTGGTCATCTAACACCTTAATATACTCTTCTTGTCTTAAATGAGACAGATTTAATTTATATAGCTTTTTATATTCCTTCTTAAGGCTCCTATAAAGGCGCTTATTGATCGCAATAAAAACCTTAGTGCCTTGTTCCACTAACTGTGAAACTGTTGAACTAGCAACGTTCTGTGCCGGTTGTTTGCCTGATAGTACATCTGTTGTAGATGAAAGATCTTTACCAACTTGCATTAATAGGCTTAATAAGCTAAATAATGTCTGTGAAGGCTCTTTTGTAGGCCAAGGGAAGATTTGCTTACTAATATCATCAGAAGCAGAGTCTAATTTCTGCCATGTTCCCATTTTGAACTTCAATTGTCCGTCTCTTATTCTCAATCCTCTTCCTATTAACCCACCTTGTGTGTTATTCAGTGTTCCTGAATCCACTAATTGGTTTAAAAGAGTGTTAATAGCTTTATTTATAGGAAGTAGTAGTGAACCAAAGCCCATAGAATAAAATCCACCATCTGGACTTCTAATAAAATGAAAATCTGTAAAATATTGAACAGGAGTTATGCTTTGCACTTCTCCTTTAGAATTTTTGCTTATTTTATCAAATCTGTTTACAATTCTGAGCACTTTCTTGGTTTCTTTATGCACTGTTACAATATATGGTTCTTTATACCCATCTCCATCTAAATCGTAATAACAATGTTGCTCTAAAAACTCTAAAGCATAATCAGAGTCTTCCATATCTGATTCTGGAGAGGGATTTAACTCATCTATTTCACATTCTGCGAATATTCCATGTCTTTGTCTTTCAATAATGTCATTTTTATAGAAAGTTAAACAATGTGTAACTCTTCTAGCTGCTTCTAGGCTTTGCACGCCATAATTAACCACTATTTTCTCTGGTACACATAAATCACTCTTATTTCTACGCTCTAATTCATCATAATATGTCTTTTTAAACACTGTTCCTAATACAGGAAGTATTTGTAGTAGTTTATCTGTACCATCTTCCCAATCTGGAGATTGAACAATCAATTGATGAGACATAAACTTAGAAACACGGTTTGCTCTAGCATATTTAGCATCGTTTCTATCTTTTCCCATGACAGAAGCTTTCACAACCTTGTCATTTTGAATTATTTCTGGTAGTGTTCTTGAAGCGTAGTCAATACTAGCTTGTGTAATCAAAGGATATTTAATATTAGAAGCATTTGTCCAAGGAAAGCTCTTTTGTTTCATAACTTGTTTAGCTATTTCCATTGCTTCGTCTACAGTGCTCTGCCATTCAGCACGACTTGATTCATCTATCTCAAATCCTTTAACAACTTGGTGTCCAATATCAGCTAATTGCTCATCTTCTAGCATATCTACGATGTTATTTGAGGCTTTTAAATCTTTTAATTTATAACTCTTTTCGTATTCCATCAATATCCCGTGTAATTATCTCGTTCCACATCATCTGTGTATTCTATGTCATCTGGATCTGCTCGAGTTGACATCTCTGCTACGCCTGTTGTACATAAATATCTCATGGCATCCATAGCATGGTCATTCTTCTTAACGATTTTTCCTTTCTCGTCTCTTCTATATGTCCTATACTCTGAAAGAGTGTTTTTTAGTGTTTCAAATATTCTAAGGGTTCCTGTTTCTAGTAGTTGGCCTATTTTTAATATGCCTCCTTCCCTATCTGCCTTATCTGCTTTAACTAAATTCAATCCTTCTTCTACGTATAAGTCAAAAATCTTTTTACCATCTGAGATGTTAGCTCCTGCTGGATCTGCCACTCCCCACATCCACTCTCCTCTAGACTTAATTGCTGAGGCATGTATTGCTGGATGGGCTTCAGATACATAATATTCTGAATATAGGTATATAATTTTTGAATCTGGGTCCATTGCTCCCCAAACTACTGCTGTTCTCTTCCAACCTGTATCCATTCCATAAGCTTTAGGCCACCAAGCTGGTATTTCAAAAGGTTCAACAGTTATATCTTCCTCTAAATAAGGATATATAGCTCCTGCACCAAGAGAAGGAATCCCTCTACTTCGCGCATCTCGCTCATGTTTTGAATATGACTGTAAAATACTTTCTTTTTGTTCTTCGTCTAAATGAGGCACTTCTCCCCAATCGACATTAACAACATATTTTTGTCTATTTTTAGGATTGACGCCACCTGTAGGGAAATTACCATCTGGTAGAAAAGATAATACAACGTCTGATAGTCCAAACAAAGGTGTAAACGTACAATATATAATACCAGGATTGTGCTCATCCATGAGCCTCGTTAGACACTCCGTGTATATACCTGGGTCTGTAGGCTCTTCATCTAGCCATATGACTTGTTTCTTTGTTCCCTGGAATGATATTCGCTTTTGCTCATAAGATTTAAAGGTGCATCTACTGATGCCTCCTGATACATGTTTTACATATATCGTTTCTATAGCATCTGCCACCCCTGGTTTTCTTGTAGGCTTTCTTGTTAATGCTTCTTTAGGGATTAGTCCCGATCCTAAATCGTTAACATCTCCTAACAATTCAAACTGTAGAATTTCTTTAGTGGATTGGTTTGACACTCCGGCTGCCCAAGCATCAATAGCATTTAAGAATTTTCTTCCTTCCCACCAATCAGGATAGTTTCCTGTTAGATGACAAGACATCTCAAATGCCCCTGTTAAAGTTTTTCCTGTTCTATTTGCTGCTACGAATGCTCGTTCTTGATATTTACTCCCGGCATTCATAAAAGCTACATGTTTAGGATAGGCCTCTCTTCTGTAAGGACCGGAATCAGGATATAGAGCCGAAACCTTATTATATTTTAGTTCTCGCTCTTTATGTTCTAATAGTTCTAGAAGTTCGTCTAGCTCTTTTTTATTTTGACCCAAGATCAACCCCTAATGCTTTTAATTTTTCTAGTTTTTGTGCAATTTTCTCTGTGGTTTGTTCTTCGTTATAATTCACTGTGTTTACAGTTATCTCTGTAGGCCCATTCCCTGAATGACTTCTCTTATATTCGTCTCCGAATTTATTATTCATCATAAGAGCAAAAGTTGTGGCATTGAAATTAGGAATTTCTCCCATTATGCCTTTAAGACCTATTTTTTCATAAAATGCCTGATTGACAATTTTAGAATATTCCACTGCTTCTTTAAATTCTGGGTTTTCTTTCTGCCATCTATACCATGTGTCTTTTGATTTAATTCCTATGGAAAGCATCATTTCTGGTATATGTCCTCCAGAAGAAGCTGCTGCCACTATGGCATCGCACATCTCAGGAGTGTATTTATTCTTAGGACCTCTTTTAACTGGAAGTAGTTTTCCTTCTATCGGCTCTCCCATTACAATCTCTCTATTAATTTGTCCATACCGTTTCGTATATATGTTATATCGCTTTTAATTTCTCTGATTTCTATAGAAAGTTCTGCTTGGTGTCGATCCAACATATGTATCTTTTCTTCTATTTTAAGCATGCGCTCTTCAGTTTTTTTATGTCTATATAAAACATATCCACTTATGGTGCTGAAAATTCCCATAACCCCTTTAGTAACCAAATCCATATCTATCATGCCTTTTCTTCTAGTAGAGGTTCTAATTCATCCACCAGTTCTTGAGACACTTCGCCTCGTTTTCTGATGGCATCATATATAGCTTTCTTATTTAATTTTCTGTTTTTATATTTTATTACATTTCTAGATATTTGAGGTATACTTTTTGTTCCCCAAATAACGCCCACTATTGTAGTGAACATAATGTTATACCAAACTGGAAGCGATTCTAAATTATGAAACACCATTCCTGCATACTGAGGTACCCCCACTAGACATGAAATGAATGGTAGTGATATTAATAGAAATACAGCATATTTAAACTTACGTCCTGTAGCAGCTAAAGCTTTTCCTGCCCATTCGTTATTGGACACAGCCATTTCAGCAATAGACTTTAGTCTTTGCTTCTCTGTCTCGAAAGCAGTATCTATTTTGATTTTTTCTATTTGTTGTTTCTTATCGAAGTAGTTGCCAACTAGTCCTGGCACTTTTGATAGTATTGAAAACACTGAAGATAATATTAATGGCATTGAAGTTCTCTTTAATTAATTAAGTGGTGCGTTCTCCTAAAGTGATGGTGCACCGTCCCAGGCTTTGCTTTGGTAGCATTCCCACTACCTAAGGGCTATATGGTCCCCTTACTACCATTGCGGAAATTAATGCATCTTTAGCTACAGCCGCAATTAAAGACAGCCTCTAGAAAAGAAGCTGCACATCGCCTAAGAAATCTTGAAGCTTATTGCAAGACTAGACGATTCTAATTAGTTTACGAGGGTCAAATCTATTTTGATCTATTAACCCTTTGTTTATATTCGTTTTTTCTGATCAGTTGCATCAAAATGAGTTTGCCCTGTTGAACTGTTGAATTAAGACAGTTCTTATATATAATAGACTAAACTATTGGATTTGTCAAGAAATATTTTAACTTTCTTTTATTTCTCTTCTAAGTGGTTGATTTGGCGAACTATTTATAACTCCCCTTGTCCTTGTAACCCCTTATATTATTGCCTAGAATAAATTTGACGTCCACTGAATAGTGTAGCTCTATTTTCACTCCTTGTCAAGGTTTTTCTTACTTTTATTTTTTTCTCTCCCTTTTATGGAGTACGATTTTTCAAAAACCGGCCGAATAAGTGGTTGATGATGGGACCCAGGCCGCCCGCCCAGCTTTGTTTACTTTGGGCAACCCCCCCTATGTATAGTATCTACTCAGTCCCCCTGCAAGTATAGTATCTGCTCGCTACGCTCACAGTTCTACTCGCACTACTACGTACACTAGAACGTGCGAAACTGGCCCGTTATGGAGACGAGAGGTGTGCAACTGA